CTTTTTTTGTGCAAATTTTTTGCTATCACAATCATTACACACATGAAAATAATTGTTGCTTAACCGCTTGGCATCCATCTTGCCTCTAGGTCTTTCAAACTCGTTATCACAGTTATCACATCTTAGTAACACGTAGGTCTTTTTGCGTGTGTAAGGGTGCGTACGACCTAATTTTGACGTTCTCACATGTCTTGTTTGTACAACAAATTCTTTTATGAACATAATTATATTTATTACATTAGGATTATAAAACTTATCGATAAATATATTAAAGGAGTACAGATGTTTGTATTAAATCTTACTAAATCAGCCAAAGAAAAAATAGATGAACTATGCAATGTAGAGCCAAAACACTTTGCCGTGCATTTAGGACTGAAAGGAGGCGGTTGTGCAGGATTTGAATACGAGTGGAGCATGGTCAATAAGGAAGACGTAGGTGTAAATGACGAAATAATACCTACAAATAATGGAAATCTAGTAGTAGATGCAACTAGTTTAATGTATCTATTTGGAAGTGAAGTAGATTATTCTAAAGATGTATTCCAGACCCAATTTGTTATTAATAATCCTAACGCTCAAAGTAGTTGCGGATGCGGCGTAAGCGTTAATTTTAATGATAACATAGAAGACAATATACAAATTTTGGAGCTAAAATAAAATGGCAAGACAAGAAGTAGACATCGGCATTGAAGGTAATGACGGAACCGGTGATAGTATTAGAGAATCGTTTCGTAAGGTAAACGAAAACTTTCAAGAGATATATGCTGTAGTAGGTAAAGGTGGACAAATAACCTTTACATTGCTTGCTGACACACCAGACAGTTTAAATCCATTTAAAGGTGACGGCGTTGATGCTTACTTGCCAATAGTATCACAAGACGGCACAGAAATTGAAATTAGAAAACTAGGCTCTGACAGCGACGAGAATCCCGCCAATGTAGACACTATTGATGTAAGTGTTGCTACTAACGGCAAAATTATTCTAAAATTAAATAGTATAACATTACAATCAGATGCTAAACCAGTATTAGGTGGTCCATTAAATGCCGCCGGCGTTGCTATAGCAAATGTAGGAACTGAACTAGATGACGTAACTGGATTTAACAATACTCATGGTACATCTTTTTCTATCGATGATATAGTTATTGACAAGAAGTTTGCTGACAAAAACTACATCCGTAGACAAGATCCAGGAGAAACAATTAACGTACCAGCAGAGCCTGCTGACGGATCAAGTTATACAAAAGTCTTTACAGTAAGTTTATCATCTGCGGTTGGTGTTGGGACAGCACTTATACCACAACACGGATTGACAAGAGGTTCTGATGGTGCAGCATACATTTTTAATACTTCAGGTACAGGATTAAATTGGAGTAGAATTGATCCAGCAACTGACACCCTAGTTTCTAGCACAGACTTGGACGACAACAATCAACTAATTTATGGTCCTTTAGAAAATGGCGATGTAGTATATCTTGGTATTTTGGACGAAAATAATATTGGATTTTTTGCTAATCCAGAAGATGCACTACTAAATGACTCTGTAGAAAGAAATAGAAGAAGATACAAATTAACAACAACTGATTCGGCAGGTTTGAGTATTACAGACGGCGGCTTCAACGAAGACCTAGAAGGATTTTTCTTAAGCCATCAGGTAATGCCACGTGATAGCATTGTAAGAAGACAAGGCGATACTATGGAGGGTCCGCTTACACTCCATGACCATCCAGGTGATTTAGCAGGAGCAGGAACTCCAAATGGTATTGCAGACTTACAGGCTGTATCAAAGTTATATGTAGATAGCCAATCAACAGAATCAAGTGCAAATATATTTGTTAGTGTTGTAGGTAATGATGCACAAAATGTTGCTCCTCCAGGTAAGGAAGGTAGTTCACTAGCATATGCGTATAGAACAATAGGCGCAGCAGCACGTAAGGCAGAGCAGATACAAATTGCTTCACCATTTGAACCTGGTCCTTATATGCAGGACATATTTACATCACGAGTAATAAACGAAGGCGATCCCGCTGTTGTAGAACTTTCACAAGTTACACAACGAGGCTATGCAACAGGTGCAGGTCTTGATAGTAGAGGTAACACTAAGTCACTTGTTGATGCTAACAAAAACTTTATTATTGCTGAAGTTATAGCATGGAAAAATGAACAAATAGAAAATAAAGCTACAACTACTGTTGGAACAACTACAGTCAACTGGACAGATAGAGTTGTAAATGATAGAGCTCTTGAACTTGATTTGAGCATAGCATTGGATGCAGCACTGTTAGATCACGTAGCAGGTACACTTGCATCAGCACTATCTACAAGGGTTGGTGTAGAGTTTTATAATGACGAATATGGTAGGTCACAAAATGGTCTACTAAAAACTGTTTATGCACATTTATTAGAGCAAGCAAGGACTATTACAGCAAGTATTATTACAAATACACCTGTAACTCCTTCGCAAACAATTTACACACAAGAATTGATTACATTTGGTTCTAACCAGCCAGACAGCGATGACGCAGCTTCAGTAACTGGCATATCAGGTAATATGGCAATACAAAGAGATATTGTTTTGAATGGTGTGTTCTCTGCAGAGACTCCGCAGACCGGTAACAGATACGAACTATTTTTTAGTAACAGTGTTAACGGAATAAGCCAAGGTAAAGTTGACCAAGGCGATCCACAAAACAGAGATCTACGAGTAGGTAAAGTTATTAGAGGTAAGACATCTGGGGCTATTGGTAAAATTATTAGATATTTTACAGGCGATGATAACATTAACAATCCAGGATCTACTGACGATTTAGCAGAACTAGAATTGCTTACACCAGTAGAATTCACAATAGGTGAAAAACTGGAAATGGGCAACATTGTTAACAATAGACAAATCACTATTAGAATAGAAACAGGACAGTATTTTGAAGACTATCCAATTAGAGTTCCTGCAAACGTATCACTAGTTGGTGATGAATTTAGACGAGTTATTATTCGTCCAAAAGATGAAGTTTCTCAATCACCATGGTCTGGAACATATTTTTATAGAGATAAAGAATTTGACGGCTTAACAGGTGACAGTGATAGTGTCACAGGTGTAGCAGATCCTAACTTACCAGTAGACGGTGAAGCATATATTAATCCGCTTACAGGAGAAACAGATGGATATTTTGGTAGACATTATCTATACAACCCCAATTTACCAAAAAACGTAGACAATGGCGGCAACCTTGCTATTACAAATCCAGGACAGTATGTAGATGCAGCTGTTTTAATTGAAAAGAACAAAGAATTTGTAATTGCAGAAGTTATTGCATTCCTTGATTTTTCAAAAGATCAAAGTAACCAAGGACAACCAGGATATACAGGATATGCAGGTGTTGTATGGGACGATCAGGCTAGAGACAGATATAGAAGAACAATAGGAAGTTTATGTGACGCTATTGCTGCTGATTTAAGAGCAGGTGGTAGCATTAATACATTACATATCCAAGGTAGTATTTTCTTCGATGGGTTAAATTATACAAATGAGGCAACCCCAAGATACCAAAGTATTATATCAGCGGCTGATGTTATACAAAATGTAATTATAAACAATGCTTACAATAACATACTTTATGCAGCTTTTAAAGGTTCAGATCATCCAACTCAATACATCAATACAAACTTGACAGGTGGTGCAGATGTCGCTGGCAATGGTAACTTAGTGTATGATATTGTTGAATTGATTAAATGGGGTAACGACGAAAGTCCAAACAATGACTGGAACCCAGCAAAACGATCAACAGCACTAGATGCTTTCTTAATGAATGATGCTACTATCCTACGTAATATGACTGTTCAAGGTCATGGCGGATTTATGTGTGTGCTAGATCCAGAAGGACAAATTCTTACTAAATCACCATATATTCAAACAGGGTCAAGTTTCTCGCAATCACTTAATAGACAAGCATTTAGAGGCGGGATGCTAGTTGATGCGTTCTGTGCTAACACTCCAGTTAAAGTTACAAGTGTTGAAGCTAACGGATTTGAGCTATTAGTTACAGCAGACCCAGGAAGCGGTTTGTCTATTAGAAAGCCGCAAACACCTTGCCCATTTTATATTAATGGTATTAGATATCAGGTAAACGATGTTACTGATTACAATGACGGTGGTGCATTACTTGCTCCAACAGCAAGATTAATACTTGACTCAACTTCTGGACCAGTAAGTGACGCAAACCCAGATATTAACATAGGTTGGGATGAAGTTGAACTACCTATACCAGGCGGCGGCTATGCTATAACACTTCAAACAGCGGGTAACAGATCTCAGCTAGGTAACGACTTTACACAAGTTAACGACTTAGGTTATGGGCTTGTTACTATTAACGGCGGATTGAGTGAAATGGTTAGTATGTTTACATACTACTGTCATACAGCATACTATGCAGGTAATGGTGGACAAATTAGATCATTAAACGGTTCTAACGCAAATGGTGTATATGGACTTGTTTCACAAGGTAGTGACCCTAACGAAGTACCAGACAATGTTGTTCTTAAGAATGACATGGTACAGTCAGCAAAAACATTTAGTGCTGTTACAGTTCTTGAACTTACAGCAAATTTAAGTGTAACGGCAGGCGATGCTATTGCTAATGCTGGTTCTACACCAAGTGCAAGCGGCGAATCAGTTTTTGCAACAGTAGGCAAGAAACTATATCTTGATACTACATCAGGAAGTTTTACACCTGGCGATAGTATCTTTGTAAATGGTGTAGACTCGGGTGTTGATATTGCTCTTAATGGAGTAGATACAACTGGTTACACTAACGTAGCAACACAACTTAGTATGCACGTATACGATTTAGAACATATTCCTACTAATAAAGGTGAAATAGATTATTACCATGATGATGATCCTGTATCACCTTTAAATAGAATAGGACGTTATGAGCTTGCAAACATTCAAACAATGAATGGTATTTTAGTTGACGGTTATACATTAGACAACACAGAGTATGTTTTTAATCCTGTAGCAAGAACAACAAATGTAAATGGAGTAGTAGGTAATGATGAAAGCGATCCTGTTACAGAAACTACAGAAGCTGTTATAGTTATATCTAAATCTCAACAAACTGTAAACGGACAATCAGGAATTTATAAAGTTAATATATTTGGTACAGAACGTGGAGATCACTACAAGATTGGTGACACGTTTACAATATCAGGAACGCAACTAGGTGGTGTAAGTCCTACACATGATGCAACAGTAACAGTAACAGAAATTAACCGTAGCACAGTAAACATTGATAACGGTATCCAAACAGGAAGCATTAGACGTATGTCAATTAGTGGTGCTATTAATATTATTCCTAACTTTACACCTCAGCGAGATGGACAAGTTTATAAACTTAACTTTAGTACATCAAATGACCAGTTCGATAACGATGGATTATTCCAGGATATTCCAGTTAACCAACCTGTCGATATTAGGCAAAACCAAACACACTTATTTAGAGATATCGAAAGTGTAGGTAGTTTAACAATTAGACCTAGTACGGCTGTAAACTTCGACGATGATCCATTAGATACTTATAGATCAATTAGTTTTGGAGTAAACGATAGTGCAGGTGGATTACTTTTAGATGACGAATCTTTAACAGGCTTTGACGCAACATATGATTTTGTACAACTTTTAATTAACGATAGTTATAAAAACTTAGCAGGGTCTACATTGTCAGTTCCATCTAGTTCAACAACTCTAGGCGGAACACAAGGCGACACTACTATTGCGATTGAACGACTTTCAGAATTAAAAGATATATTTAAATTAAATAACAACTTTGATACAGATGCACAATTCCAAACTATTCCGGCAGACGACACTGGTAGAGACTATACTATAACATATGAATTACCCAAAGTTATTTCTTGGCGTGGTAAAAAACATATTGTTTATAACTATAGAGAAGTAAAAGTTGAAAGTGGTAATCACAACATAAAAACAACTTTCTCAGAAGAAAACACCTATGCGGTAGTTGACTTAAAAGAAATTGAAGAAGTTAAACTTACTCTAAATGACTATGGCTCTTGGGAAAGAGATGTTTTCTACAATCTAGCACAAAGATCTGTTCTTGTTAGACAAGTTGGTAATACTTCAGCAAGCGGTAAAGTTAAAGTAGCACAATTCAATGAAAATGTATTAGACTTATATGACTGGTCAGGCGTAAACTTTAATACAACTGGTGCATTAGAAATCAGTATTGACAATGGCGCAACTTATACAACTATGACTGACCTGGCTACAAATTCTGTAAATCTTGTTCCAACACTAGTTGAAATTAGAGACACAAACGTTACAGGTGTAGCATCGGGTATTTCACAACCACTTAGCCAAGGCTTTAATAGTGTAATTGCTCTTAGAGCAGGATTACAAGACGGTGCTCCAGCAAAAATTACTATACAAATTAGTACATGTAGAGCTACAGGACACGACTTCCTAGACATAGGTACAGGTTCATTTAACCAAACAAACTATCCAAATGTTATTTTAGGTTTCCCAGCAAGAGAAGCTGTACAAGATAATGAAATACAAGAACGTAACAAAGGTAGAGTGTTCTTTGTAAGTACTGACCAAGATGGTTTCTTCCGTGTTGGTAGATTCTTTACAGTTGACCAAGGTACTGGTACAGTTACATTTGCTGCAAGTATTGCACTTTCAGATGTTGACGGTATTGGATTTAAACGTGGTGTTGTTGTTACTGAATTCTCAACAGACAATGCAATGAGTGACAATGCTAACGATACTGTTCCGGTTGAAAGTGCTGTTAGAGGATATGTAAACAGACGCTTAGGTTACGATCAACAAGGTAATGCTGTAACAAATCCATTAGGACCAAGTGTTCTACAGCAAAATGGTAGTGTTCCTTTAACAGGTAACTTACAAGCAAACTCAAATACTATTACAGGTATTGCTCCTGTTGATCTTACACTTACAGCAGGCACAACCGCTGTAAACAAAGACTATGTAGATAGCAGAGCTGAAGGTGTTAAGAAGTTTAAAGACTTGCGTGACACATCAATTGGTGGCGGACAAGCAGGTGATATTTTAGGTTTAACTGGACACTACAGTATTTGGCTTGATGCTAATAGCATTAACAATAAATCAGAGTTTGTAGCAGGCAGAGTTTTAACAAACAGTGGCGGTACAACAAACTATGGTACAATAAGCGGTTATGATGACGAAGTTTATGATAACGGTTTAGGTGATGTATATATTGTTTACTTTGATGCTGGACCAGATATTGCTACACTATCAGAATTTAATTTAGGATTTAATGGTACTACAATAGCAGGTTTAAAGAGTGGTGCACCAGCAATTTACTCTAAACCAGACGGCGGCGTTGTTGGCGGAAATGCAAAATATATAAACGGCCCATTCCAAGATATAATTAACATATCTGAAGAGCCTTTTGTAAATGCTACGCCAGTAAGTGACATCAGTTTAAGCACACGTCGATTAGATAATGACGATGCTGTTCCTAGCACACCGTCAAATCCTACAGCATACTATAATATGCAAATTAATCCAGGTGTGATTCTAAATGCTGACGTAAATGATAGTGCAGGCATAGTTCAATCTAAACTGGATATGCAAGAATCAGATACTTTTGTAACAACAGCAGACGATCAAATAACAATTCCAGCAACAGAAGTTGTGGTTGGATTTAATTACGAAATTATTCTTCAAGGCACTACAGACTTTACAACATTAGGTGCTAGTGCAAGCACAGCAGGAACTACATTTACAGCAACCGTAAGTAATCCTAATATAACAGGTGGCGGTACTGTTAAAAGATTACAAAGCAATATTGTTGTTAAAGATCTAGCAGACGATACAGATGCAAACAACCAAGCAACACTAGGATTGTCAAGTTTTGATGGTGCAAATTTTAAAGTTACAAGAGGACATGTACAACTTAAAGATAACGGGATACCTAAGACAAAGATAGAACAAATTGCTACACAAACTGTGCTAGGTAACTCAACAGCAAACACAGCTAACGTTGCAGAAGTGACATTTGAGACAGTAGTTAATGACGGTAAAGGTATACAACATGGTGACTTTTCAACCACAGCGATAGACGCTGAGGCTGGTCAAGAAGTTATGCTTAGAACAGATAGCACAGCAGACGCTGAGCTATATGCTGTAACCACAACAACTACTACAGGTGAAGCAAGTAAAATTGTTTCTACAGATACTGGCGGTAATATAGATGCACAAGGTTATAAATTAAACAACTACACAATCATAACACAATCAGGTTCAGGCAGTGATGGCGTACTTACTGTTAAATCAATACAGACAGGGGTAGGTATAACTGTAGCAGGTGGTAGTGCAACAGACCCAGCATACACAACTGTATATGGTGATTTGAATGTTGGTAACCTAACAGATCCAGATGGTGCTGATGCTGATTCAGATCCAGATGTATTTGATAGAAGCGCACTTCATGTATCAGCTGATACAGCATTTGATACAGCGAACAGTATAACAGGTACTGAATCAAGATTTGTTGCTTCTAAATGGATGTACACAAACTTTATCGAATCAGTAGACGAAAAAGGCGCAACATCAGCAGGTATTGCTCTAGGTTCATACAGCGGGAAAGTTGATGTAGGTAATGTTGGTATTATTGCAACTAACGGAACAGTACAGAAAACTGTTGCTTCGTTTGGTATGCTAGATAGCGACAGTGACGGAACAGTAGATACTCTTGCTATTTGGCCTGAAGATGACAACACTGTTGATATCGGTAACGCTAACTATCGTTACAAAACAATTTATGTTAAAGCTGTAAATGTAGATGGAGATATTACTTCTAGTGGTGGTACATTTGGTAATATCCAAGTAGGTGTAACCGCTGATGGTGAAATTGATACTTCGGATGGTGATCTTACACTAGACAGTACTGGCGGTACAGTTATAGTTGACGATAATCTTACAGTTGAAGGTACATCAACTCTTAAAGGTGATGTAGACATAGGCAATGCTATAGCCAGTGACACGTTGACTGTGTCGGCAAAAGTTGACTCTAATTTTATACCAAGCGGTACATCACGTAACTTAGGAGATTCTACAGATTATTGGGCAAATGTGTTTACAAGAAGTTTAACCACAGGTGCAAATACAACAACAGGTACTATAACTGGTGACTGGTCACTGACTTCAGGATCTAAATTACAGTCAACATATGCTGACTTGGCTGAGATGTATTCAGCAGATGCAGAGTATGAAGTAGGAACTGTGGTTGTGTTTGGTGGCGAAGCAGAAATTACACTTACTAATACTAAAGGCGACACAAGAGTTGCTGGCGTAGTAAGTGAAAATCCAGCGTTCGTAATGAACCAAGAATGTCCAGGCATTGCAACCTGCATTGCATTACAAGGAAGAGTACCATGTAAAGTTATAGGCACTGTTAAAAAAGGTGACATGCTTGTAACTAGTGCAATTCCTGGTTACGCTATTGTTAATAACACACCAGGAGTTGGTAGTGTAATTGGTAAGGCTGTAACAACTAAAGATACTGATGACAAAGGTATTGTTGAAGTAGTAGTAGGACGAGTATAATGGAAAAGAAACGCCCACAAGGAAAAAGTTTTACTAATGAAAATGGAAGACGATTAACAGTGATCGCCAATCGTGGTCCTAGATTACAAGTAAAGGTCATTGGAGATCCTAAAGGAAAAGCCGATGAAGCACTTAAAAAAATTAGGCGATAAATATAGTAAATAGGATAAGCAAATGGCCAATAGATTTCCACTAGTAATAGACACAACATCAGGTAACCAGTTTAGAGAATTACCAGACGGAGATAATCTATTACTTACAAATAGTAGCATTGTAAATGCTTTAGATATTACAGCATTAGGAACAGTTACAGCAAGCCAATTAGTTGTTGATGGTACAGTATTTAGAAACGACTATAACGACCTGCAGAATCTTCCAACAATACCAACTAGTATACTACAACTAGGAATTGGGGACGGAACATCAGGACAGTTTTTAACTACAAATGGCACAGGAACTATTAGTTTCCAAAACATTCCTACACAAGATCCTACCATGGGTGGGGATTTACAAGGCTCTGCAAGTAATGCACAAATTAAAGCAAATACAATTGGCATAGACGAATTAGATGTTGATGACGGAACTATTGGCCAAGTTCTTGCTACAGACGGTTCAGGCAATTTACAATTTATTGACATGTCCGGCGGCGGTGGCGGCGGTGGCGCTACTAGCTTTTTAGGGCTATCAGGACAAATTGGATTATCGCAAATTGATGATGATTTTATTACTCCTGAAAAATTAAAAGATAACGGCCAAACACCTACACCAGGACAATACTTAACAGTAGCAGCTGGTGGTGACTTTGAATACTTAGATATTCCTACAACTAATCCACAATGGGACGATGTACAAAATAAACCTACTATTCCTGCTACACTTACTGATTTAGGTATTTCAGAAGGTAACGATGGCGATGTTTTAAAAACAGACGGCGCTGGAACTTATACATTTACAGCATTTAATTCTATTGAAAATATAGAGTTTAGTGGAACAACAATAAGAACTGTTCCAGATAACAGCAACATTGCTATAGATCCAAAAGGCAACGGGTATGTAAATATTATTGGTACAAACGGTGTTGTAATTCCTAAGGGTACTTCTGCACAAAGGGCGCCTGATGTTGCAGGTGCTATGCGTTTGAATACAGAACTAGGAATATTTGAAGGGTATGATGGTAGTAATTGGAATGGTTTAGGCGGCGTAAGATCAGTAGATGGACTAACATATGTTAGTGCTGAACTAACTCCAAATGCAAGCGATGATACTTTAAGATTTATTACTAATAGTCAAACTAGTGCAACATTAACAGAAAGTTTACTAGATTTAAATTCAGCTGTTAGTGTAAAGATTAGAAGCACACAGTCCGCATTAGATTTTGATAGTGGTGCTCTTAGTGTTGACGGCGGTGTTAGTATTAAAGGTAACCTTATTGTTAGTGGTGCTATTACTGTAAACGAAGAATTCAATACAAGTGTAAAAGTAAATGCTACAGCATTGTCAGGCGGAACACAAACTTCAATTGTAACTGTAAATCCAGCAGATATAGATTACTTTAATACAGGTCAAAAAATAAGAATTTTTGGTGCAAGTGCGGATAACATAGATCAAGATACTTCTAATCTTGGAATACAGGTTAATAGAGTAGGCTTTGCTACTCCAGATGGTAGTGGTAACGAAGTTACATTTAGTTATAGAGTTGCACAAATGGATACACAATCAGGTAAGATAAGTGCTGTATCTAGTGCTGTAGATATTACTATTGAACCGGACGAAATAAACGATTTTAACAACAACAAAAACTTACAACTAGTAGTAAGTCGTGTAAGTTCGGCACACAATATTTTAATTTATAGAAAAATTGGTTCCGAAGTTAACTATACACTTCTAAAAGTATTAGGTCCAAAAGAACTAGGAGTTGCTCTTAGCAATGTAGTATGGACAGATTATTATGACTTTGATGTTGCACCCTGGAGTAAAAGAACTACACAAGGATTGTTTACAACTGATAGTGGACTTGTGCATGTTCCACTTGTAGCATCAGCAACACCAAAACTTGGTTGGATTGATACAGAAATTACACAAATTGATCCTAATACAAATAACTTAACAGTAGCAAATAGTTTTTATGCAAGCCAAACTAGTATAGAAGTAGTTGTTGACGATACAGAAGCTGTACAACTTGCAATAGACTCTGCTAAAGCTCAAAATAGAAATAGTTATGAGCTTGAAAATAGAACATACTTTATAAAGCGTTTAGAAATTCCAGATGGATTTACACTAAAAGGAAGTGGCGACCAAACTAGAATTATCAAGCAATATTGGTCAACTGAAACATCAACAGGTGACAATACAATAATAAGACCTAAGTCAGGGTATACAAGTTATAGTAATATAACAATAAGAGATTTAAGAATAGATGGTAATGCACAAAACCAATATTTGTCAACTGACACAACTTCAGAGTTTTTAAACTTTGCGTTTTATCTATATGGTAATGACTTACTTTACGAAAACATTGAGTTAGATAACGTAATAGGTGGCGGCATATATGCTTACCATCCAACAATTACAAATAACTTAACAATACTTAACAGTGAAATTACAAGCGGTGGACTGACATATAGTTATGATTATCAACCTTTATATGCAGATGAATGTAGAACTATTAAAATAGCTCATAACACATTTAGAGATTTCCCAGGACCAATAAGTGTAAGTGCTGTACAAAAAGGTATAGTTTCTCCGAACATTGTTGATAATTGCGGAGAAGGAATATTTGCATATGGTGCAACCAAGATAGTACTTTCACCAAACGTATTATTAGGTCCAGCAGGCGAATTTATTGCTAATCCAGATGTACTTAATTCAGAGTATGATAGTGTCAACATAACTTTAGAACCAAATATAGACTTTAACAGTCCTGCATACGTCTATCAAGAAAACGGCGCATTTTTTGACTTTACAGCAAATCAAGGTAGCCTTACAGGACTTATAAATGAACTAACCAAAGTGAATAACGTAGAAGAGCTTGTTATTCCAGGTGGATCTAATCCGGATTACAGCCAAACACTAGGAGGAGAAGATTACATATCATTCACTACCCCAGGCGATGCTAACGGCAATTTCCAATTTAGAATAGTAACAGGAAAGGTAAATGACTTACTAAGTAGAGCAGGTTATTCAACTTTACTTGCAAGTAATCCTAACTCACAGGGACTAGTATATAGAATAGTTGCAACAGAATATGTACCAACTAAAACTATTGTAGGGTTGGGTAGCACAGATGGTAATAACGACTATGTTCTTCCACTAGATAGTGTAGACGGTCTAAATGTAAGCGATGTGGTCCGCTTAGTGAACCACAGTACAACTCCTGCATCAGGAGGATTGAACGGAACCATAAATTCAATAAATACGATAAGCAATACTATAACAATTGATTTTGGTGTAACCACAATTCAAACGCCGGCGAGTTCCGGACAAGTTGCACTACAAAATAATTTCGTAGTAGCCAAAGGGAAAATTAACTAATGTCAAGTCTAAATAACATAAACAATAATGCTTCGGTCGTAAACGTAGGTAGAACTACTCCAGTAACACCCGGCGCACAACCAGCAGCAAACAGTATTCCGGTTGTGGTTGCTACAGATCAAACAGCAATTCCAGTCGTTGAACAGAACAAAATACAATCAGAGGTTGCACTTTCTCTACTTGGTATTCCAAGATCAGAAGTTGCACTAGGTATATTTGCAGACGTTAACACTTACGATGTTAACCCAAGCGAATGGTCAAGTGAACCAGCAGAATATTCACAAGTTCCAAATACAGCATCTCAATATAGTGGAATTGGCGGAGTACAAGACTGGGGTATTTTGCACTTACCAGAAGAATCAGGTGCAATGGTTACAGCACCGGCAGACGAGACATCAGTACTAACAAGTAAAAGATTTTTTAGATATCAACCAGGACGTGTTTCTGCAGCTACATTTGGTATTAAGAGTTCATTTGCATCAGGCAATGTTGTAGGTGCAGGACAAAGACCACCAACACGTAACCCTGACGTTAAAAAATATGGTATCTTTGATAAGTTTGATGGCTACTATTGGGAAACAAGAGATACTGGTCAAGGCGACCAATTTGCTGTAGTAAGACGTACACAGTCTATTATTAGAAAAAATCCATTAGAATTTGGTAACAGTGCAGGACAGCAATTAGAAGATCATGCACTAGGTGGTAAGGCTCCCGGACAACCAGCAAGCACATATAACCAATATCCTACAGCAACCAAATACTTGACAGCAAACAAATTTGATCTAATTGACGGAAGTGTACTAAGCAATAGTGCTGTTAAATGTCAAAGAGATTTAGGTTACTTCCTTGAAGCAATAGGAACAGACATTACACTTGGCACTAACTACGGTAGTACATTCCAAGGACTTGCAGAGTCAAACTCCAACGAGTATCCTTTACCAACAAGTGTTACTGATGCAATTAACAGTTCACAAACTGAAGTTAAATCATTAGCAGGTGTTGATAACACAGCAGACGCGGCTGTAGACACATGGTATAACAATTTACGTGCTATTGCTGTTGATCCTGCTACACGAGTAGACTATGCTAGTGCAACACAGGCAGAGCAAATTGCTTTCCTAAAGGCTGTTACATTTACTAATCCAACTAGCGGCGGATCAGCAAGTAGAGAAGCTGTAAAAGATCAACTAGTTGCAAACAGAGACTTTATAGCGGCAGAAATAAATGCTTGGGTAGCAGATCAATATCCAAGTGCTAGTCACAATGTAAACAAATGTACACGAGATGTATTGTTTGTTCTAAACGCTGTTAGTTATGATATATTATATGGCGGAAACAGTGCTACATACGATGCTGGCAGGTTCTTCTTTTACGATGGGTTTAGTAAGAGCGACCAAACAGCAAACTATATTACACAAACTGTTGCAGCATATGGTAGACTTGCAGATATTATAGACGACATAGTTAAAGACGTTACTATTGTTAAAACAACAGGTAACAGTGAAACACAAGTTACAGGCAATGGTGTTGCAAACCAAACAGAAGCAGATCTAGCTGTTACATATACAAACGTAATTAAAGATGTAATTAGCGAAGGCGACATACTGTTAAGTCTTCCTGTTACAAGAACAGTTCCAGATACTTCTTGGGGTGCAGCTTCAATGACAGCGGCACAAGCGGCTATTACAGCTGCTACACAAACAATAGTAGAAACTGTGGCTCCAGTAACATTTACAGGAGATGATTTAAAATGTAAGAGAGATTTAGAATTTGCGCTAGATGCTTACATTAACGATTTAAGATGGGGCGGTGATGGACATATAATTGCAAACGCGGCAACCTATAATACAGCATTACTTACAGACGCAGAGCGTGAGGGAGAAACTCACTATTATTTCAGAAATAAGCTAAGAGAAAAATTAGCAGAAATTGGCGAACTAGATGCAAGAACTAAAATTGGTAATCTTGCTAAATTCCAAATACAGGCTGTGACAGCAAATGGTTCAGGTGCATACCCTGCACAACAAGGACCAGATGGAACAACAGGATTTATTACAAATGCACAAATTGCTAGTGCTACATATGGCCAGCGTAGTAAAATAGAAACTATATTCAGTGTATATGCACTTTACTATGGTTATCTTGTAAGTGAGAGTTTAACATATGATACAGCAACACATTTGCCTGACGGAGCAGATCCTAATGATTTCTTAAATGTATTGAAGTTTAAGTGTATTAGAGATGTTAAGTATGTTGTTAACGGATATGCAAGCGACTTACAGTTCGGTGGCAACGCAGCTACAGCATACAATGCATTTAAATATTACAGTGACGGCGCATTAAAAGTTTATTCACAAACAAATGGTGGTGTAGTTGCTGAAATTAATAGACATACATTTTTGAAAGATCTATTAACAGCAACAGGCACAGTAGATGTAACACGTAGTGATTCTCAAAATGTTGCTATACCAAGTTTAGCAACACGTTTTGCTTTAACAACAGAGCAAACAGACAAGCTGAATACACTCGCTAACATTATTATAAACAACTTTACTACACAATACGCCGGTTCAGTAGATTATGGTACAGCAGGACAGTTTGGCGATCTTGTTATTTTAAGGGATGGATTAATTATGGTGCATGCTGCAGCTTACGATCCTACACTATTAAAGCCAAGACTAAAAACACCAGCACAAATTGATACAACAAATAATACCTTTACACTTGCAGAAGGAAGTGTTATAATAGGACAGTATGTAAACTATTATGGTGATTGCCCAGAACTAGTTGATGGTAAAACATATTGGGTAAGTGAAGTAAAAGGACCTAAAGGTAATGTAATTACATTAATGGATCCTGCGGTTGCAGACTTTGATCAATTTGACGTAACACCTAGTAACAACACTCCAATTACACTAACAGGAGCAGGAACTGAACACTATATCGAAACTCCAGTTCCATTTATATTCCCAGATGCATATAATCAATCATTTGGTTTAGCAGGTGTTGAAGAAAGATATGATGGCATGTTCCCATACTTGTATACATCATCTGGTGTATTACCAGCAGAACAAGCAGATGTTACAATAGGTTACATAGATACAGCAATTGACACTAGTGTTGATGCTGCATCTTTAAGAACACAAATTGATGACCTAAACTTCAAGTATAAGACTTGGGTGCGTGATCATGTCGATCCTAGATATTACAGTGTTTATGAATATAGAGTAGGTAGAACAAGATTCTCCGGAGACAGTTTAGACGGTACAACACGTAACAGTGTATACAGTGATAACGTACTAGATAAAAAAGCCGGTGAGCTATTCTTAGGCACAGGCGTATCAGCACAAGAACAAACATCAGTTTGGGACATGGACTTTAGTAAGGTGACCATGCTTAAAGTTGAATTTAGTTGGTATGGTGCTGTTGGTGCATTGTTCTTAGCATATGTTCCAGTAGACAACGGCGAAGCACGTTGGGTAAGAGTACATCATTTACGTTGTTCAAACCAGTTGAAGATATCTTCACTAGGTAATGCTACACTTCCAATTACATATCTTGTTTACGGCGGAGGAAGTGAAAACAGATTTGGTGTTCCAAATGCTAATAGATTGCAAAACCCATATGGTAGTTACGCAGAAAGCCTCGTCAAGTATGGTGCTTCTTACTACATTGATGGTGGTGACCGCGGTACTGTAAGATTGTTTAACCACAGTTCGGAAACACCAACTGATGTATATGGTTCAAGATACAAACTAGGAGTTGATAGTACAAATGCTACAGATCCTGTTACACCTATAATGACTGTAACAAATCTTGATCCTGATGCTACAGGAAACTCTGCACCCGCAATTAATACATTCTATATGAATGCAAGAGTAATAACAGGTAACTCACAAGACCAAAACGTAAAAGTAATTTGGGTTGATGGTAATGACTTATATTTGAATAAACCAGTAAGTGCTGTTTCGACATTAAATGTAATCGTTGATAGACCAGCATTACTATATGGTTTAAAAACCAAAGACGACATTACATCAGGTAACGGTGACGCTGTTAGAAACAGAGTACAGGTATATCCAACAAGATTAAGTGCAGGAGCAGACGGAACTGTAAATGCTAAAATGACATTGCTCAAAACACCTAAGTTCCAAACAGCAATAGGAACCACTGGAAGTTTTGCGTTAAATGCATCTGTAGACTTAAACAGCTCGTACTTACTATCAACTACTGATACAGACTATCTATCACAAAATGGAGACTTCTTATATGGTTACTTCCGTGCAAGTTTAAATGGTAGTGAAACTTTGATTAGTGTATTAGGAAGATTAGAAAAAAGCAATGACAACTACTACTTCTATCCAACAGAGATATATAATGGAACATTAGAAGTTGCATCAGGTGCAACATTCTTGAAAGAAGGAGTATTTGATCCACAAGGTAATAGTTTGACTTCAAGCGAAACTACTTTTGAAAAGGAACGTTTAAGCTCAGTAGAAGTTGCTCTAAGAGCGCAGACTCCAATACCTGGATCAGGTACTGAATTAGCAAGTTATTACATTGCACCAGGTGCTGAAGAATTTGACCTAGCAACATATTTTGACTACAACAAGGAATACATAAGTTATCCATTGACTGACCAGTTAGAAACATTGTTCTTAGCAACATTCAGTAACAACACTAATTCTACTAGTCCACAGGTTTCATTAAGTGCCAGCTTGACATGGGAGGAACAATAATAAATGCCTCAGATAAAAATAGGATTCGACAGAATACCTATACCTACTTCAAAGTCATTTGTACCTCTTTATGATATTGTAAAAGGGGTACCACTACGAGATTCAAACGGGCAAATAATTGTTACCGAAGATGAAGGTCCAGTAGAAGCTCTATCTAAAGCAGAAAACAGTACAAGTGTAGTTATTAATAATGCTGTAGTAGATAATACACAACTTTCTATAGAAGAACAATTTGCCGAAACTTCGCAAGTTAGTACGACACTACTAGGCATACCTAGAGCTGAAGTACAATTAAGTTTGTTTTCTGATGTTAGTACATACGGTCTTAATCCTGAAGAATGGGAATTTTTTCAGTATAATGGAGTATTTGGTCGTCCTGATGGATGGTATCGTAGACGTAATAGAGTTTATGGTGATCATTTTTATACAAGACTAGTTGAAGAAACAAACGAGCAAGCATTAGTTGTAGAAAGTTTTCCAGTAGCATTTACTTTTCCACCAGGCCCAAATTACATTAATGGCGGATACAACGAGGCTGTATTTAATAGATACTTACAATTTATTAATCTTGGTAACGATATGTATAATTTATATATTGGTACCAATGAACAATTTGCAGAAGAAAACTTTTTAAATCCTGCTATATGCTTTGTACAAGATGGCGATGTAGAATATCCTGATGATGAACAATTAGGCTATGATTTAATTGAAAATTGGTGTCAAGCATGGATGAACATGCGAGATGGATTGCTTATTGATCCTAATACTAATACCCCAATTAAATTTCCTGTAGGATATGATGCTACAAATACTAGACCAGGACAAACAGATAATATACAATACTTTGGCTTACTACAAAGTAAAAAAGCATATAGATATCAGCCTGGACGTATATCAGGATACACTTTTGGTTTTAGAGCAAGCCGAGACGAAGCAAGTATAGACAACATCATTGAGTGGGGTATCGGAAATCCTACAGATGAATATGTATTTCAGATTAGAGGTCCACAGTTTAATATCGTAAGACGTAGTACAGTTAGATTGCCAAATGAAGTTCTACAAAGAATGGGCATGAATGAAAACAATCAACAAGTAGTTTCTAGTAGAGAACCTTTCGTAGAAGATGAATTTTATGAACTAGTAATTACTAGAGATTTTTTCAACGGCGATGCGTTAGATGGTAATGGTCGATCAGGTTACTTACTCGACCCAACCAAAGTTACTATGTACAAAATTGAGTTTGGTTGGTATGGTGCTATTGGTGCTAAGTTCTATGCTTATATTCCAACAGACACAGGTGATGCACGTTGGGTGCTTATGCATACACTAACAATTGAAAACCAATTAGGCGAGCCTTGTTTACAAGACCCATATTTTAAATTTAGATATCTACAAGATATTAGAAACACAAGTAACATTAGAGAACCACAGTACCTTTACAAATATGGTGCTTCGTGCTATATAGACGGTGGCGATAATAGTGCAGGAAAATATTACAGTTATACTAGTGATGACAAAACTGTAAATAATGCAAGACAAACATCTATTGCGGGGATTTATCCAAAGCGTACAATTAAAAATAGTGACGGTGTAGAAAAGCCTAATAAGAAAAATGTTTTTCCAGTGGATTTGAAAATAGATTGTGATCAACTATCGGAAGTGCAATTGGTTGAAATTAACGGGTGCCCAGCATTTGGGCATCACTATGCACCTAGTTTACATGCTACACAGAATGGTATAGTTAGAAGTGTTAATATTAATGGTGCAGGTAGTGAAATAACAATTAATCCACAACCAACTGTAAACATTGCAAATATAAGCCAAGCAAATCCAGGAATTGTTACTACAGATACAGATCATGGATTCTTTATTGGACAAAAAGTTACATTAGAAAATGTAGTTGGTATGACAGAAGTTAATTTTCAAGAGTATTACATAGATGTTTTATCTGCGACACAGTTTGCATTATATTCAGATGCTGACTATTCAAATGCTGTTGACACGTCTGGATTTACAGCATATGCAAGTGGCGGAACAGCAGACGGCAATCCTATTTTTAGAACACGTGACGACGACAGTAAATTAATTGTTCCTGGTATTAACAGTTGTTATGCGGCTATTACAAGTGAATCAACAGCAAATATTGAACGAATTGGATTTGACGCTCTGTACGAGAAAAGTTCTACAGGAACTATCGATCCGCAAGTTTTACTAAATGGTGTAGTTACTGATTTAGCAAGTGTACCAGTTGACGCTGTTAGATTTACAAGTTACTATGATCATATTGCTGGTTCAACATATCCAATTACAGGTGACGGATTTGAATGTAATTATTTAAACCCTGTAACTACAGAAGGCACACAGTTTTGTGAATTCTTAATTGGAGTGACAGAAAACAAACCTATAATTTCTACTAGAACAAATGCATTAGGTAATCCAGTTAATGAAGTTAAGTTTTTAGCAAAGGATGGTATAACAGAAATAGAGCCAGACCTAGCAAACATATTGCATGCAGAGTTCACACATAGTTCACTCTATAGAGATAGAGACGGTTTTGAAGAAAGAGAAGGCGATGCACCCTTAGGCATTAGGTTTGATATTGATTATAGATTACCAAGACCAGAAGGTACAGATAGCGGAATATGTAGCGGTATAGATGTAAAGATAGAAGATAGATTAGAATTTAGTGTTACATATGCAAGTGCTGATCCAGTATCAGGACTTCCTTCAGACATAATAATATTTGATCAAGAGCCGAGTGAAATAATAAACGGCTTTTCGCTAGTAGGTGGTGAGTTTGGAGAATCAGGCGTAGCAAGCGGAATTAGATTTACATCAGAATTAAAGAGTTATATTGATAACGAAGATGTTGAAAAATATTATATAGATATAGACGGTGCTCCAAACAACGGAGCATTTACATTGCAACTAAGTCCTATAAGACTTACTGATAGACTGATAACAGGTAACCCAGAAAAATCAGTTAACAAAGTGCAAATTTTTAGTTTCCAGCCAAAACCTTTGTACTTGGTAGTATTCATGCGTGACAATGCTAGAATGAATAATATTACTATTACTGAAAACATTAACGGAACTACTAGAGCATTTTGTCCTGAATGGATAACCGATTCAGGTGTTGATGTTGTATTCTCAGGAGGATCAAGTGCAGGTGTTCCTGCTGCAAACTATCTTCCAAAAGAAAGACTAGCAAGTACTAGTGTTGATGTTCAAAATTCACAACCTTTAAGACCTGGTAAACTTAAAGACACATTGTATGTTTCACCAAACAGGAATAATACTGTTGACTTAGGAAGCGTTTATGGTCCAGATAGGACTGTAATATCTCCGGGAATATTAAATACAACAGCAACATTTGTTACGGCAAGAAGTCTTATAAACAATGATGTTAACTTAGTTAGCGCAAGTATTACAACGAAGGAAGATTAAATGGCGGAAATAAAATTCGGTCTAAACGTAAACAGAAGTCTTGCAGATGTTGCAGATCCTTTAGCGGCTTTAGCTAACATTGGCATCGATATTAACGACCTTGATGTTATACGAGGAGCAGCTGGCGATTTAGGTATTACAGCAGATGATGTAAAAGCTCTAAGTGGGCTTAATGTTCCTGTCCAAACATATCTAGTAAAACTTTATCAAGATACTTTACAATATAGTGCAATCATTGATGAAACAGCAGGCACCTCTGAATCACTAAAAGGAAATCTAACTGTAAATGGTGTATTAGGTGCAGGTGCAATTAAGTATCAATACGTAGACGATGATAATTCTACTTTAAAGTTTGCTGATATAAGCACAAGCCGTGTAAGTAGTTGGAGTAGTACAGACAGCCCTGCAACAGATACTAGTCCAATTTTTTATGGTAGTCAAATAGAAGTTGATGGTGCTGTTGAAACACAAACATTAGAAATACTTAAACCAGCAGACCTTGTTAGATTTAGAAGTTCCGAAGTACCTACTCATAAAATACAAGCAACTATAAATGGCCAGACAGTTTATCTGTATGCTATGAAAGGAATACCTTTAATATTTGAAGGATTTTTCCGTAATTTAGATAGTGACTTGAGACTTGTTACAGCAGGCGCGGTTAGTTGGAGAATAGTTAATAATCAGTTTGACTACCTAACAAAGGAGTATGAAAATGTTGGAGGCTCTAATACTACTAGAAGTTTCTTAAGATACAGAGATACAGGGGCGGCATCTAAAAACATAGAAATTTATCATAACCCAAATAATATTTTAACACTACCTTTATCAGGAGTAGGAATAAGTGAATTACCTGCTGCACAACTAGAAAATTGTCAAAATTTATATCTAAATGGAAATGTTATAAAAACGTTTCCAGATTTTAATACTTTTGTGCCCGATTGCAGATTATTAGATGTGCGTGAAAATAATTTCACACTAGGTGACGAACCTAATTTACGTAAATTTAATAATGATGTATTAGCACGTATACCAAACACTGTTAGAGAGATTAGATTTGGTAATACTTTTAACGGAAGTATTACAGCAGACTTAACAACACTAACAAATTTGCTTACATTAAATCTAAACGGACACAGCAGAGGTGGTGCATTTAATTATTTTGATCAAGATGCAGACGATCCAACTGGTTCAACTCCCGAAGTAGCAAATACAGTTCAAAACTATTACATGTACAGAAACAGTTTTAATACTGTTCCGCAAAGTGTAAAAGACTTGCCTGACCTTAGACAGATTAATTTATATAGCAATAGTATATACGATAATAACTTCCAAATATTAAGTCCTGTAATCAACTATGTAAACATAGGTGGTAACCCGGGTATAAACGTTCCTAACTTAGCCAATAAAAATTCAATGGATTTATTTTATGCTCACTATAATAGTGGTAGTGGAATAGCACCAGATTCTAATTTGTTTACTACAACGAGCGGAAGTTATAAGTTTGCTAACTGTGGTAACTTAAGATTAATATATGCATACTCAAGCGGCTATTACGGACCTATACCTAAATTTGCAGGTAACAGTAGACTTTACTATGTACAAGCTCAGTATACAAGACTAAGAGGCGGGCGATCTGACACAGAACAAGACTACGTTTTGTATGACGATGTGTTTGACGACTGTGCAAGTGCAATGCGTTACTTCCATGTAGCAAGTAGTAGTTTGTTAAATGCTCCTATGCACCCTGATTGTTTTGAAAAACCAACAGGCATGATAGGTATCGTATTTAGATCGTTTAATGCAGGTGTAAGCGGAGCATTTCCTAGTTTAAATACAATGCAGAACCTACGTTATATCGTAATGTTACAAAATAACTTTACAGGTCCTTTGCCTAATTTCTTTAATAATCCACTATTATACTATTGTCACTTATATGGAAATAGTTTTAGTGGTGCTATTCCGGTTATACAAAGCAATGCATTACAATACTACTATGTACACAGCAATCAATTAACATCATTTAACGGACTTGAAACACCTAATCTTAGACGTTTGTTTATCAGTTACAATCAAATAACTGGCGCTGTTCCAGATATGAATAATCTTACATTATGTTACGACTTCTATCTAAACAACAACAACTTTACAGATTATGTAGCAGGTGCATTAGTAAGTTGCAGATCTTTATATAGATTTGATATAAGTAACAATCCTAACTTACCAACTGGAGCGGTAAATAATATTGTTGCAGATCTAGTTGCTAACTATGAAGCGAATCCTCGTAGTGGTATAAGCATTAACCTTGCTAATACCTCAACACCAACAGGTGACGCTGTAGAACAAATTGAGTACCTTAGATCTAAAGGGTGGAATATGAGGTTATAAAATGGCAGGAAGTAGTATACAAGGATTTTTACAATCCGCTAACTTATTAGAAAACACACAGGACAGACAGTTACTTAATAACCTTGCTGAAGCACCTATTGCAGACGATATAAGTTTGTTTATTAACAATAACCAAAACGTTAGTGTTTTAGAAATAGACGCATTAGAATACAATTTTATTACAGGATTAGTTACACTAGTAAACGACACTCCTGCAAAAAATGCGGCTAGGAGTGCTGTTTTTACAAATGGTGACCCTATAAAAATTCTAGATGTAAACGATAATGTATTAAAAGACGATCTCTACGCAGCAGATAGTGATGGTGAAAAAACTTTTGGGTTTGCAACTGATGTTGAGTTAGAAGAACAATATACTTTTGCACCACCTAGTGCTGGGTTTAAAGTTGTTAGATCAGACGCCGTTGTATTATCAAACTTAACATACTTAGGTGCTGTTGAAGACACAGCAGGATTTAGTAGTGGTCTTTCAACAGGTAGCGAAAATCCGGAAGGAGCGGGTGGTATTGAACCTGAAGACACGTATGCAAATCAATTTCTAGAAATTTATCAATACCTTGACATTGCAAAGTATCAAGCAAACAAAAAATTTGTTGAAGATAGAGATGTAGCCACAGATGATGATTTTAAAATGGAGGGTACATTTAGTATCGAAGATCCTTCAGATATGATTGTTACAGAAGGCGTAATAACATCTAGTCCAGGCCTTTACATAACAAATCCATCAAGCCCTGTTACAAATATACAGCGTATTAGAGCATTTAGTGATACGTCTAATCCTTGGGAAGTTACAGGCACTGGTGTTAATACTAAGTTAACAACTAACGCCGTTTCTGCACAAACCGGTGATCTTAAATTAAACAATGGTATATTAGTTGACGGTGTTACACCTATAACAGAAAGTGGAACTGTAAACAATACAACTTTTACACATAAAGCAAAAGTAAAGATTGATGGTATTGACTACTATTTGTGTTTAACTAGTTGATGCTAATACTTTGTAAACTGTACCATTAAACGTAATAGGAACAGTTCTATCAAAATTATTTGTTACCCCTATTCCTAATTGTGTAACATTACAGTTTTCAGCAACAAGATCTCTTACCTTTAACACACTGTTACCATTAATCATTTGTAGTCCAACTGTAGCACCTAGACCATCTGTAGTTCTAAGTCCGTTTAATGTTCCTACAAAAGGTGGCGCTGTGTTTAAAGGAATAACACATGCTTCTTTATTTTGTGTTGTGTCAGTAGGACAAATAACTACAGTAGTACCAGCAACCATATCGTCCGGTGCTTGAACTGTTTTATTAATCGTTATTGTATTTGTGTTAGTATCTATGGCTGTAATTCTAGTTAAAGTCGTAGGATCATTTTCATCTACAGCAGGTAGGTAAGGACTACTTTGTATAACATTGTTTAGGCCAAATCCATTTACATCATTTAAAACTAGTTGATTAGAACCAACTGTTGCGGTTTGTGTAAGTTCTCGTCCTAATGTTCCTACACAAAAATTATCTAAACTATTGTTAAGAAGACCTTTATCTGCATAGAAAAATACTTCTTCTAATCCGTTTAAATTCATAGCAATGTTTGTAGTAAATTCACGAATACTAACTATGCTAGTAACTCTTATATAATCTGTGCCTGCAGGATTACTTGCCGCAACTACTACCGTTCCTACTTTTAACCCTTCAGTGGTAGTAATAGTAACATTAAAATTATTCGACGTTCCTGCTTGTACATCTAAAAATCCTCTATGATCCATAAATCTTACAGGAACTGTAGCATCCGCCGATGCTGTTGCATTAGCAATTACAATATTATTTCTTGAAATATCACTAACGCTAGTGCCTTTTGTAAGAGCAGGAGTGATTATCTTATTGCCTATCTCTATATTATCAGTATATGGGCTTGTCGAAGTTGTTGCTAAAACGTTACTATCTTGCGTTAACGTGTAGGTATACTCTGCTTTAAGTGCGTCAGCATATCTTAATGGTGGCGCATATGTAACAGTCAATGGTGAAATACTTAACCATTTTGCGTATTGCGTACTAAAGTTTACATCTTCAGGTCCAATAGTACCTCCGCCTACAAGTAATCTTTTATCGTAAAATCCTTTAAAACTGTCTTCTTCAAAGTCTACTGGTACGTCTTGATAGAGATACCAGTAAGGCCAATCTCCACTATCTTTAATATTTGTAGATAAATTGCAATCAATAAATTTGTTAAAATAATTTGCACTTTCCGAAGCATACCAATATGTTAATCTGATTTGGACAGGAACATATTTTTCAAGATTTGCTTCTGTATGTATAAAACTAAAACTTTCACTTCCGATTTTATTTTGTATGCTATACGTAAATGTAGAACCAGCAGGTGCTGTAACAGATTGGTTAAGTGTTATTGTGCTATTACCTACGCCATCTACAAATAAACCATTACTAATTTCAGCTGCGAGTATAGGAGTACCTTGATCATCTACAGCCGCAATTATTTGGTCGCCAATAACTACAGTTCTTGCATCAATAGGATCTACTGTAACATCTGTTTGGCTTGTCATTGCACTTAAATGTTCAATTGGTCTATCTTCTGCAAATGTATTTTGAACTACTTGTAAATCTCCAAATTCATCTGCAACTTCAAACATAACTAAACCTGTTGTTGAAAAACTAAATGTGCTAGGTCCACTTGCATCCGGAACATAATATCCGCTCCATTGTATTAGTCCGTTTGCACCACCGAGTGTATCGTCTAATTTGTTACTGAATTCAAAAACACCATTATTCCAATAAGGCTTAGTAACCGTAGGATCTCCTGTAACAATAGTAGCACCTGTACTATTTTTTGTTAAATTTTGGCTAATCTGATCAGTTTCATAAAATCTAGCAATTAAACCGTCTCCTCCATTAAAGAATGGTGGATCATTAGTAGTTGCGATAATAGTGTCTAATTGATTTTTTACTGTAATAACTGGAGATGCTATTACATCTTCTAGTTCGTTATCTTCGTTTAATACAGTATTTTTTACAGCAAGTCCTGCCATTAGGCCGATATCTCTATTAGTTACTGTGCTATTGCTTATTCCTTTAATAGCATCTAGATCGCCGCCTGTAAAAACCTTATTATCACTACCTACAACAAGGTTGTTTAGCACATTGTTTAGTGCTTGATCTTTGTTAGATAAGTCAGAAAGGTTTAAATCTCTGCGTAGTCCTATATTTCTAAAAGATGGTCTTGCCATGTAAAACTCCTTGTTACAGTATTTATCAGGTTTGATAAATACAATATATGATAGGAAACCAACAATGGCAGTAGAATTAGTAAACATAGGTAGAATTGCAAACGATGGTACAGGCGATGACCTTAGAGAAGCCTTTATCAAAATTAATCGAAGTCTTGAGGATTTAGACCTACGTATTGATGATAAAACAGAAGGCGAAAACTTAGGCACAGGTGCCGGTGTTTTCAAACAACGCACTGGTTATAATTTAGAATTTAAATCCATTGTAGGATCAAACGACATTACTGTTACAGCAAATCCTAATGATATAACATTATCAGTAGATCCAACACTGGCTGCTAGACCTATAGTTGCAGATACAGGAACTATAACTGTTCCTGCGAGAGGCACTTTGCGTATACAGGGCGGTAGTGGCATAACTACGCAGGCAAACGAATCAAACAACTCTGTAACCATTAGCGGAAATGCATCACTAGAAACTGACACAAATCCAACCCTAAATGCTAACCTAAACGCAAACGGCTTTGCTATTTTAAATGTAGGAACACTTACAGGTACAAACGTACAAAGTAATGTATACGATGTTGACATAAGAACACTAAATGACTTATTCATTAATTTAGACTTTGGTGATTTTGAAAGTAACACTGACAATTTTGTAGACTTTTTAAAAGATCTTGTAGATGCTGATTACGGTACGCTTACAAGTCCTAATCTATTAAACACGGATAACGGACTATTACCAACATTGTAAATTCCGATAAATAGCTATGTAAGGAATTTTATATGGCAAGTATCTGGACACAACCAAATAACTACAAACTAAGAACACTTGTAGAAAGAGTAAAATTAGAAACAGGTGATTTTATTTTACCTGTAGATAACCAAGCGAATATTACTTTAATTGCTGGAAAACTTCCATCTGGATGCAGATTAGAAGGTGTAGAAATTGTTGGTACACCTTTTGAAGTCGAAATTACTAAAACATTTAAATTTGTACTTAGAGCAACTCTAGGCACAGTTGTTGAAGATAGAACATTTACTATAGACGTAACAGGACCAGACGAACCTTTTTGGATTACACAACCGGGACTACTACCAATAGGAGCAAATGAAAACCTATTTGTATTAGATAACCAAATAATAGATTACCAATTTTTAGCATTAGATGCAGACACAGCCGCAGGGCAAATATTAGAATACTATATAGTACCGGGGGAGGGCACCCTACCGCCTGGCTTGTCTTTAACATCAACAGGTAGAATTCAAGGAGTTGTAGAACCTTTACTTGCACTTGATAAACAATCTGAAAAGGGCGGCTTTGATACAGCACCTTATGATGCATATCCAAATGATTTTAGTATTAAACCAGATAGAGGCTTTGATAGTTTCTATTATGACAACGTAAGATACGATACACAATCAAATCCGCAAGTTCCAAAGAAATTAAATAGATTTTATGAGTTTAAAGTTACTATCAATGACGGTGTAACTGAAAACCCACCAAAAAGAAAATTTAAGATTTATGTTGTAGGCGATGATTATCTAAGAGCAGATAACACTATTATGAAAGTATCTAATGGTGTATTTAAAGCAGATAACACACATATTCGACAACCTAAATGGTTAACACCTGCTGATTTAGGATATAAAAAATCTAACAATAATGCTACAATATATCTAGATGTGTATGATTCAGATACCTTAGACGGAAATGTTTTATACAGTGTTGACGAATTAAACAATGATAACTCAGAAAGTGTGTTGCCGCCGGGACTAAAACTAGATGTATTTGCCGGTGAGCTTACAGGAACAATACCATACCAACCTCAGAGTTTTAAAGATTATAAGTTTACTATCAGAGCAACAAGATATACAAATGACTTAGATTATGCTGTAGTAACAGGTACATTTTATGAAGATACTCTTGCAGGAGAACGATCATTTAAGGTATTTAAACTTCCGTTAAATGTTCAAGACGGCATTACACTAAATGACGGCATTGATGATCTAAACGATTTAAAAGACCAAACACTATTACTAAATGGTCGTAGTTACAAAGTTGAATCAGTAGATGGTTCAGACGAAGACTTTGATATTATTACATTAACAGAAGGACTACGTCCATTCATAAGTTTTACACTTGCCGAAGATTCAGTATCTCAAGCACAATCCATATTTGTAGAAAAATTAAATTTATTTGAAAGACAACAATTTAAAGATAAAAAAATAAATTATATTAGAGATACAATTACAGAAAGTTATACAATACAAAATATATATGGTTATAGAAAATGGCAGATTACAAGTCCAACTAATAGTATAACAATTAATCTTGAGGCTGCAGGAGCATCTGAATTACCAATTGGTGAAACAGAAACATTTACTGAAACTATTATAAGAGTATTTGAAGGCAATGAATTACCTGTATATGTAGAAGCCGGCGCAACTACAGGAAGCGTTACTTTTTGGGCGCCTGATAATGCTCTAACAAAATCTTCTAGGATTACAACTATATTCCCAGGTGCCGATATTAAACGTACCCTTTTAGATAAAGATAAAGATTTAGTATACTTTGACAGACCACTTGAAATTGGTAGAGATTATGTAACAGGACAGACAGTTAGTATTGCATTATTTGCAGACGGCTTTTTTGAAAAAGAATTGCTTACCTATGCAAATGAAGACGTAAATAATCCTTCGACTCCTAAAACATTTACTATAAGAATATTAGGAGAAGTTGATAGTGAAATTACATGGATTACTCCTGCTAACCTTGGAAGTATTACAGCCAATTTCTTTAGCACCAAACGTGTCACCGCACAAACAAATGTACCTGATACTAGACTAATTTATAGTATTATAAAAGGCCGTTTGCCAAACGGGCTTAGATTAGCGTATACAGGCGAAATAATAGGTAAAGTAACACAGTTTGGTACACTAGAAAATTTAGGATTAACAACATTTGACAATGCTGACTTTAGTTTAGACGGTGGTACTACATCAATAGACAGACAATATAAGTTTACAATTAGAGCAGAAGATAGATTTGGATACAGTGCTGTTGAACGTGAATTTATAATAGACATAATCGATCAAGACAATACGCTTTATAGTAACTTGTATATTAGGCCAATGTTAGACCCTAATGTACGTAAAGAATATAAACGTTTTGTAAGTGATCCTGATATATTCCCAACAAATAGCATTTATAGACCAAGTGATCCTAACTTTGGAATACAAACAAAAATTAGTATGCTTGCCTATGCTGGAATTGAAACTAAAAATATCGACGAATACGTAGCAGCAACAGCAAAGAATCATAAAAGACGTCAGTATCATATAGGTGATATTAAAACGGCTATTGCAAAAGAACCAGGATCTAATGATATTGTTTACGAAGTAGTTTACTTAGAAATAGTGGATCCGAGAGATAGTAAAAAAGGAAAAGTTGCAAATAACTTTATAGGTCATCCCCAACCAGCAATTACCGCAGATGCTGTGTCTTTTGAAGTATTAGACGATGAAACAGCACAAGACACAGGTTTTGATATTGTACAAATTGACGGACGTTTTAGAGATAGTGAAATAATACTAGATCAAGGTGCAGGCATGACTGTCGGCACTAGAGAAGGTGACTTAATTCAAAATGTTGACAATGACGATATTGATGTATTCTTACGTGATGGTACAGAAGTACATGTAGATGTAGACCTAAGTGATGCTGAACCTATTAGACAAAGATTAAGACAACGTGGAGAAAACGTTATTAAAGCAGATAGTGATGCTGTTACTATAAATGATGCTAACGAAGTTAATATGTACATTAGTAACACAACAAACATGCGTGAACAATTAGAAGCAATAGGAAAAAGTCAACGACAATACTTACCTTTATGGATGCGTACAGGTCAAGATGGAAGTATACAAGAGCTAGACTATGTTACAGCAATTCCATTAGCATATGTTAAACCTGGAGAATCGAAAAAGGTGCTGACAAATGTAAAAAATGCATTAAATAACGGAGTATTTGATTTTAAAACAATTAACTTCGATGTTGACAGATATGTTGTAGATAGTGCAACAGGAGTTCAAGAAGAAAGATATATTGTCTTTCCAAATTATGTTTTTAATGTTTAATGCTAGATAAATAATATACCAGGAGAACAAAATGGCCAGTAATATAGTAGATACAACAATTGATGATACGTTTCCTGTCGCAGGCGTAGATAACGATAGTCAAGGTTTTAGAGATAATTTCAATATTATTAAACAAAACTTTACAGCGGCAAGAGCAGAAATTACAGAACTTCAAGCAAATGCTGTTTTAAAAAATAAGTTAGACAGCCAAGAAGAACTAGACAACAACTTTGGCGGTAACGAAGTAACACAAGCATTATTTAAAAATTGTGCCGATGGCGTGTTTGAAGCAGGTGCAATTAACAACGCAACAAATATAAGTTATCTTAACGGGGTTTATCAATCAGGAATACTAACTCAAGCATATGTAGATAGTGGCGATGACCTTACTTTAGCAGACTGGCCTGCTAGTGGTTATGCAAGAATGCTTATAGAACTTGTTGCAGATTTACCTGGTGTTTCTAGAGTAGTAACGTTCCGTAGTGAAGGAAGTTACACTATGAAAAAATTAACTACTGACTCTTGGTCTTCTACCACAGCAACTAGTGTTAGTATAGATGTAGACAGCGATACAAATCAAACTATCTTAGAATTTTGGACTAACGATGGTGGTAACACTATTTTTGCAAAAGTACTAGGACAGTTTGAGTAAATGTTTAATCCTTTAGTTGACGACTTTTCTCTATTGTCAGATACTGAAGTTGAAGAAAAGTTACTAGATCTTAGAAGAAAATACTGGCTAACAAGAAACCCCTCTGTTCAAGAACAGATTCAAGTCATTATGAATATGTATGCAGAAGAACTTTCTGTACGTAGAGCACAAGCAATGAAAAAAGCAAATGATGACAGCGAAAATGGACTTGACAATCTGATTAATATCAGTTAAAATACATATATGCTTATGAAAACAGATTCTCTAGGAATACCAAGATTCTCTAATCGCGATCTTATAGATATGATCTATAATGGAGATGCGGATAAAGTTCATGTGGTTTTATGCGATCCTAGCGATGACATAGACAAGTTTAATACAGCAATGGAAGAACAAGGTATGAATCCATTGCAAAAGTATATTCCACTAGATGTAGATCAAAAAACATTTGACGGTGTATGTCAGGGCGAATGGTTTATGCCAGAAGAATATAAATCGCTTGCGATTGAAGAATGGTTATTTGCAAAAGTAATGGAAGAAAAACAACACGCCGGAGTTGATTTTGTATATAACTCTACAGAATGGATGCGGGTAGAACAAGAACTAGAAGCGTATAAAGAGCGTGGTATGTATGACCTACTACGCTATATGGTATATCTAGTAGACTTTATGCGTGAGAATAACATTGTATGGGGTGTAGGACGTGGGTCAAGTGTAGCAAGTTATGTGTTATACTTAATAGGTGTTCATAAGATAAATTCAATCCAATATGACTTGGATTGGCGAGAGTTCTTAAGATAAATACGTACATAATAGGAGAAGCATTATGGCAATGAGACAAAAAGGTCAAAAGACCTATACAACAATGCAAGGCAAACAGATTGATATGGATTTGTTGCGTAAGAAGAATGAATTAACTCCTGCGGTAGGCAATGCTCGTGTAAATGCACGAGGTGATGAGCTTGGCCCAGGTGGTAAAATTGTTCGTAAGCGTGAACAAGTAATTAAAGATTACTATAAGGGATCTATGCCTGTATCAGAAGAACCTGCGGTTACTGTATCTGATGTTGTAAAAGAAGAACCTGTTGTTCAAAAAACTGTCAAATCTAAAACTACTACAAGAGCTCAGCAAAAAGAGGCTGAAGCTACACCATCTGAAGCAGAACTTAAAGAGTTTGAAGAAATGGACGATGGTTGGGTAGAAGACGAAGACGGCAATTTTGTGCAAAAAGGTGACTAATGGTTAAAAATATAAATGCAATAAAAGGCAACCCAAGAGCTATTGGGAAAAGAGTACTAGTAACTGATATGCATTTTGGCGAACAGGTTACTAAAGGTGGCATTATCCTCGGCAACGACGATGGTAAAACTAGAGGAATATATCCTCGCTGGGCTCGTGTTTATTCTAAAGGCCCTGACAACAAAGATGAGTATTCGGTAGGAGACTGGATTTTAATCGAACACGGTCGGTGGACACGTGGTATGAAAATAGAAACCGACGATGGCGAACGAGAAATTCGTATGATTGAAGAAACCGCTGTACTTGCTTACTCAGATGAAAAACCAGAAAGTGTACAGATCGGTGCAGAATACTCAGACGGTCCTGCAACAATCGATCCTGGATCATTTATAAACCAATAAGGCATAACATGACAGACGTATTTGAAGACATTAATAAATTCGCAACGGCTTGCGATCAAGAACCGAGCGAAGCAAACTACAAAATGTATCTTGATTTAATTCGAGAAGAAGTAGGCGAACTAGAAGAAGCTATTGCAGAAAATGATAGAGTTGAACAATTAGATGCATTAATTGACATTCTTGTTGTTACATTAGGCGCCGTTCGAGCAGGAGGCTTTAAAGGGCAAGATGCTTGGAAAGAAGTAATGGATACAAACTTTGCTAAGATTAATCCAGAGACAGGCAAAGTTATCAAACGAGAAGATGGTAAGGTACTAAAGCCAGAAGGCTGGAAGTCGCCAGAACTTACTAAATTTATCTAAAAAATCACTTGACAACTCCGCATTTATATTGTATACTAACACAATAAAAGTTTACAAGGAGAACTAATGCGGATTCCTAATCAAAGCTCAGGTATTGGCACTACTGGACTTACAGGCGTAAGTCTTATGGTATTGCATATTACTGGGTATATCACAGGCTGGGCATGGCCTCTACTTTATATCATGCTTATTATTTCAGGTATCGGACAAGAAAATAGGAGAATGAACTAATGATTCATGGCATGATCGACTTAGAAACCCTTGACACTAGACCAAGTTGCACAGTTTTAAGTCTAGGTGCCGTGAAGTTTGATCCTACCAGTGATGCAGAACCACACAGCGAAATGTACTTTAAAATTTGTGTAGACGATCAAGATAAACTTGGCAGAACTGTATCTGACAGTACGATTGAATGGTGGAGCAAACAAGATCCTAAAGTAATGGAAGAAGCGTTTGATCAAGAAAACTGTATTACTGTTGAAGAAGCACTGAAGCAACTTAGCAAATGGTCAGTAGGTGTAGACACAATTTGGGGCCATGGTTATGGGTTTGACATAACTATTATTGAAGATATGTATAGGAATATTGGAAAACCTATACCTTGGAATTTTTGGCAGATTAAAGATAGCAGAACACTGTTTGGTTGTTGTGAAACAGATCCTAGAAAACTACTAGGACAAAGTGATTTACACAATGCACTTGCTGATGCTTATTTTCAATCTAGAGGTGTGCAATTAGCATATAAAGAATTAGGACTTAAACGATGAAAGAACTTTGGGTAGAAAAATATCGTCCAAAAAATGTAGATGGTTATGTATTTAGAGATGACGCACAAAAGAAGCAAGTACAACAGTGGATCAAAGATAAAACTATTCCGCACTTGCTTTTTAGTGGCAATGCTGGGATTGGTAAAACTACTCTTGCTAAATTACTTTTTAACGAACTTGATGTAAATGATCTAGACATACTAGAAATTAACGCATCGCGAACAAACTCAGTAGATGATGTTCGTGATAAAATTGTAAACTTTGTACAGATGATCCCATTTGGGGACTTTAAGGTGGTGCTACTTGATGAGGCTGACTACTTATCTCCCAACGCTCAAGCGGCGTTGCGTGGTGTTAT